CAGCACAGTAGCAGGACACAATGTTAGAGACCTTATTAAGATTGATATTAACAAGATGGTTCGTGCTGGCGCTATGGATCAACCAGGTGGTTATGTTCAACGCTTTATGGATCGACTAAGTGAGCGTTTTGCTAACGAAGTTGCTAAATTAAAAACGCAAGCAGGACAAGAGCGTAAACAAAAAACATATGAAGAAGCACTTGCATACTTAAAACAACACGAACAAGAAATCGAATATGTCTACTTTTTATTCTTAGGCATACAGCGTGTTAAAGATAAACTACAACAGCATTATAGTGCTATTAGACAAATTGATACGTTTATTGCTCGCCCAGATGGCAGTTACGAAGTTAAGCCAGAAGAAGGCGTAGTTATTGTTGACCACTTGGGCACAGGTGGTAAAGAAGCAGTTAAAATAGTTGACCGACTTGACTTTAGCAGAGAAAATTTTGCCAAGCAAGGTTAACCATGAGACTATTAGAAGTTAAGCGTAAAGTTATTGTAGTATATGGCGGAGGGTTTCAACCGTTCCATCAAGGTCACATGAGCAGTTACGAACAGGCAAAGTCTGCTTTTCCTACAGCAGACTTTTATGTTGCTGCCAGTAACGACGTTAAGCAACGTCCTATTCCTTTTGATGCTAAAAAGTTTTTAGCAGAACAAGCAGGTGTTACTGATCCTTTTGTGCAAGTTGTGCAACCAGTAAACCCAAAAGAAATATTACAAAAATACGATCCAGAAGTAGATGTGTTAGTGCTAGTTCGCAGTGAACGCGATCCTGTTAATTATACTAAGAAAGACGGAAGTCCTGCTTATTATCAACCATGGACTGGTGACAAAGACGTTGCTTCATTTGCAAAGCACGGTTATATCTTAGTTACTAAAAAGCACGAATTTCAGGCTATGGGTCAGACAATCTACAGCGGCAGTCAAGTAAGGCAAATGTATGCTGAAGCAGATGACGCAGGCAGAGATCAATTAATAAAAGATCTTTATCCACATGCTACTAATCCTGAAAAAATTAAACAGATATTTGAACAATACCTTGCTCCTAAGTTAGGCGAAGCATTAGATACTGATCTTTTGCCCATGCCTAAGTATACTGTTGTAATTGACACACCTGGAGATTTAGACTGGTATAAGATTGGACAACACTTTCCTTACTTAGAGTTAGAAGATCCTAAAGAATTCGGACAAGGTGATAGCGACATGACTATTACACTATCCAACGACAAAGAAGTAAAAGATCTAGTTACTAAATTAACCAAGCTAGGTATTAGATCAAAAGTTATAGGTGGCACCGAGCAGCACCCCGAAATACACAGTGAATAAAAATGAAATATCAAGAAATATTAGAACAAGTAATTTCAGAAATCAATATGAGCCCCAGTAGCCTTAAAGGGCTTGCACGGGGCATAGAAGCAACTGCCGGTATGGAGTTTGAACTTATTCTTCCTAACGTAGGAAACTTAGATGATGACGATGGCGGTCCTGATTACGACCAGGACGAACGTACCTATAGCTGGAGTCAAATTGAAGAGTTCTTTACAGAGGGCGATATGGGCAACGGCCTGCGTGAAGTTCAGCGGGCTATAAGCAGGTTACAAGAAGAATTTTACGAACACCTTGACGAACTAGTCTATGAAGAATGGAACGAACGTGAGCACGAGTTTGTGTATGACTGGATCAGAAACAATATTTCGCCAGACGAAGTTGGCGAGGAGTTAGAATTAGAACCAAATGAAGACGGCGACTATGATATTAGTCCCGAGCAATGGGATGAGTTTACTGAAAGACAAATCGACAGCCGATCTAGCTATTATGACGATGCCCAAGACGCCGGACTAGATGATATCAGAGGCGACATTTATGGTAGTACTGAAGAACGCGATTGGTTACGAAACAATTATCCTTACATGACCGACATTGAAAGCGAAACTGGTTTAACCTGGCCACATTGGTCTTACAATGAGAGCGGAGCAGACATTGAATCAATCGCTGATCAGTTTGGAGACGCTATTGGTAAATCAGTTAACTGGAGCTCTAGCTATCACGGTGCAAGACGAACTAGCGACGGCTATGTTGTTGAACCAGACAGCAGTTTAGAAGGCGATGACGACAACGATTCAGGTCTAGAGTTTGTTAGCCATCCGATGCCCATTGATGAAATGTTCAGCGACCTAGACAAAATTGTTGCATGGGCTAAACGCACAGGGGCATACACAAACAGTTCAACTGGTCTACATATGAACGTTAGCATACCAGGATTATCAACAGCAAAATTAGACTATGTTAAATTAGCACTACTACTAGGCGACGAATATGTTCTACAGCAGTTCGAACGTTTAAGCAATAGTTATACTAAAAGTGCTATGCAGATCATTAAACGTCGAGTAGAAGAACGTCCAGAAGATGTAGAAGCAATGCTAAAACAGATGAAAAATCACCTAGACGACATTGCTACAAAAGTTATCCACTCAGGCGAAACTAACAAATTTACCAGTATCAACACTAAAGATAGCTATGTGGAGTTTCGTAGCCCCGGGGGCGATTGGCTAAGTGGCGATATCGAAAAAGTTAAAAACACCATGCTACGTTTTGTTGTTGCATTAGATGCGGCTGCTGACCCACAAAAGTATAGACAAGAGTACTTAAAGAAGCTATACTTAGTGCTTAAACCAAAATCACAAG